ATTGCTGGAGCTTTCTTCCTTTTGCTTTTGCGCTTTGGGTTTTGATTTTCTTCTCCTAATGTTTAAGAACTTGTTTAACCTAACTCTCTTCATCTTAGTTATCCAACCTTTGGGTATGTGTAACCTAGAGTTAGACTGGTCAATAGAGTATGCTGCAGCTAGTGTGATTGCTGAGCTATCTTCAGCTACTACAAACCCTATACTTAATACAGGATGGATGTCTGTCTTACCTAGAGGTTCCCACCCTGAGTCAGACAGTGCATCCCACCATTCAATGTAGGCTATTTCTGGAAACTCTTTGGTGTCCAAATCTGCCCAGGTTTTCTTCTTATCCATAACAACCTACCTCGTTCAGTTAATGTATCAATGTCACCTTCGTATGCTTCTAACACTGCATCAAATAACTCTTGTTCAGTAACCAAGTCTTTAAGTATCTTGCCTGCTTTAACTGGGCCTACACCTTTGAGACCTTGGATGTTATCAACTCTGTCACCTGTTAGAATCTGAATGTAAAAATTCTTTATTGCTTCTTCTTCTGTTACATAATACAAGTCCTCCTTAACAAAGTTATAATGCCAACCACGTAACATGTTTAAGTCTTTGTCAATAGACATGACGCATGTTGTATCTACGGGTGCATCATACACTGCAATACCAATAGCATCGTCAGCTTCCTGCCCTTCAATCAATTCAAAGCACCACTTATCCAACAAGTATTCTCTAAGAGCATCATAGTGAATAGGTTTACGTGCGTTCTCACGATTGCCCTTGTATTTATTCTCGGTGGATAACTCTGACCTGTAGTTAGAACTCCCCGTGATGTACCCAGAGTAAGAGTCAACACCATCAACAGACAAGAGTCCATCTATAAAATGTCCCATTCTGCTAATAGCAAACTTCTCTTCTTCTGGATCATCAACGGAGAATCCTATGCGATACACAAGGATGTCTCCGTCAATGAGAGCTTTGACATTCTGCATTGACGGAGTATCCATTTAGAGTGCCTCTTCTAGATCATCATCAAGAGCAGTCTCATCAACAGAGTACGACACGAGGTCAGTAATCACTAGCTTGTTGATGCCTGCGGACACACCTGCCTTACCTTTGAACTGGTAAGCGTATGGTTTAATCCACGCTACTCCTTTAGACCCGTTACCTACCTTACCCTCAATGCCTGAACCATCTGACATCTCAGTGCGGATAGGATACTTCTTAGACTTGGCGACGATATAGAAACCTTTATCATCTTTCCGTTTCACTTGAATACCTGCGTCCTCTAGTGCAGACACAGCACCATCAGATAGGTTACATAGATCAACCTGATACTTCTCGGACATCTGGTTAGGTGTATCAAGGAAAGCCCACATGATATCGGCTTTTACCTTTATCGGTTTTAAGTCTTGCATTTTACTTCTCCTTAGTGTGTTGTTGCCCAATTAGTACCTATCTTAAACTCACCGTCGAGTGGACAACGTAGCCCTAGTGCGAGTCCTGCATCCCGAATTGCCTGTACACCAAGCTGGCCTACAGATTCGGCATGTTCTTTCTTAGTCTCTATTTGCCACTCGTCATGAACATTAGCAACAAAAGAGAAATGCATTATATCATACTTTAGTTTATTATGCAATAGCACTAATGCTTTTTTCATTACAATAGCACCTGCACCCTGCAATAAAGTATTCAATGCTGCGTGTGCGTTTCTTATGTGTAACCTACGGTTGTCTAAAGCAGGCAACCAACCACGTTTAGCTAACTTGTCTACCTTCTTCCTAAGATTAAGCAGTGCTGGTGTGTTACTTAGGAAGCTGTCAATAAGTTTTCTTCCTTCTGTTTCACCACCACCTACGATAGCCCCGATCTTAGCAGGACCAGCACCATACAGAAACGCATAGATAAAAGTCTTAGCCTGATCTCTGTTCGTAAGACCTGCACTTAGCATGTTCTTTGTATGGATGTCGCCCTCAAGTATTTCCTTGGTGTAGTCATCATCACGCATGTAGTGTGCTAGCATACGTAGCTCAAGACCAGACGCATCAATACCTACAAGTGAATTGCCTTCGTCTACTGTCCAACAACCACGACACTCAGAACCATACTGACTACCTACTCGTGGTATCTGTGCCATGTTAGGACTGTTGTGCGTCATTCGTCCTGTGACCGCACCAATGGTGTTGACCTTACCGTGTACCCGTTCGGAGTTATCCGCATGGTCAATCCATTTCTCAACTTGAGCAACCCGTTTCTGTATGAGTAGGTATTCTTCGATGAGACGAGCTTCAGGTAAGTCAACAGTTTCCAATACTTTCTCATCAACTTTCACCGTTCCTTTCTCTGTACGTTCTGTTGGTTTCCAACCAAGAGCTATCAATCGTTCTGCTATTTGCTTGCGTGAACCTGGGTTGAACACTTCTACCTTATCCTTGAGTGGCTTACCTGTTTTCTCGCTGACCCTCTTGATTACAATAGGTCTGAAAACTTTTTGTAGTTCTTCCTCAATTTGGTGTAGTCTTTTCCTCCAGTCTGCCAGAAGTCCCATTGTTTTCTTGACATCAAGTTTGAATCCTGCTTCTTCTTGCTCCTTGATAATCGTGGCAACCTGATGCTCAAGATCAACTGACTCACCCCAGCCCAATAGATCATTACTAAGACGTGTATATAATGTAGCAGTGACTTCAACATCCTGCTTACAATACTTGACCATCTCTTCACTAAGCCCTGCATCAAAGTCAGTGAACTCATCCTTGTAGTTTCCTAGTCTTTGTCCCCATGCTTTGAGAGAGTGCTTGCCTGCTTCGTCCTTGAGGTCTGGGTTCAGTAACCTTGACATGACAAGAGTATCTCTGACTTGATGATGCGTTGTGTCTATACCCCATACTTTCTTTAGTACTGGGGCATCGAACCCTATTATGTTGTGTCCTATCAAAGTGCTTTCTTCTGTTAAGTAATCTCTTAACAGTACCGCCTCTGTCCATACGTTAACCTCCTGTGTTGTTAAGTCTTTGGTAACAGCACACCATATCTGGGATGCTGTCATGTTTGTTTCAATGTCTATTATAACTTGTCTCACTTAAATCTCCTAAGCTGTTCTTGAGTCAAAGCATAACCTTCACCGTGTCCTAAGTCTACAATGTTTTTAGGATCAAGTAACTCAGAATCAGAAGCCCATCCAACTAATTCATAATTAGGAAACTCTCCAACAACTAAGACGTAAGCATCACATTCTCCACGTCTTTTCTTTTTAGTTGCTAACAACTTTCCATTTTTATACTTAGTTGTTTTTACATCAATCTTATTACCTTTTTTAGTTATCAAATCAAACTTAGGAAAAGACGTAAGATTAATCTCGGTGTCAGGATACACACCGAAATGTTTACAAGCAGCTAGCTCTCCTCCTATTCCTTCTAGGTCTGTCTCCCAGTCAGATTGATTTCCCATCTTTAAATTAGGCTTGCCTTTACTTCTTGCGTTGTCGTGCCTAGCTTGTGCTAAGTACTTAGCCAGTACCTGCTCTGCTTTATTTAATTTAATAATCATAATGCTTCCTCCTCTAAGTCTTTACGTTCAATCATTCTACCAGAATCTAAGTCATAAAGCAAGCGACAAGCTGGTCCAGTCAGACCAGAGAATCTGTTTTTAAGTACACGCACATGAGTGGTGTGTCTCTCCATCACATCAGGGTCTTGTCCGTTACGCTCCAAGCCAAGCACGATGTCGGATAGCTGTGCGATAGAACCAGAACCACGTAGCTGTGACAAAGACGTAGCTGCCCCTTCCTCATGTCCCTTACCATCAGGTCTCTTGAGGTGTGACACTACGAACAGAGAGATGCCTGTCTCTTGTGCTAGCATACGTAGCTTAGTCATGATGGAGTCAATAGCTTTACGCTCATCACCCATACCATCAGACTGTGCTGACACTACGATACTGACGTGATCTAAGAACACGTACTTACAACCCAATCCCTTAGCCAGATAGCGTACACGATTAAGGATGTTATCAATGTCCGTTGATCCAAAGTGATCGAACAAGAACATACGACCTGTGCCTAGCGTAGCCTCGAACGCATCACGCTTCTCTTCAACAGAGTGTGGTGTATCAGGTAGATGCAATGGTTTGTTAGCATGGAGTGACATCATTGACAGTGCTGTCTTTCTCGTAGACTCTTCCAAGAACATCAGTCCAATGTTATCAGTGGTGTTGTTAAGCACATGGAACACTAGCTCACGTACGAACTGTGACTTACCAAGCCCACTACCTGCGGTAATGGTGACCAGTTCCTCCCTACGGATACCATACGTCAGCTTGTTAAGCCCGTTAAACGGATAGCTGACCTGTGCTTTCTCCATAGGTTTACATACCTCATCCCATAGAGTAGACCCGTCAACGATACCATCGGGTACAAACCGTTCTGCCTGCCACCACTTATCAAAGTACAGCTTCTCATCACCACGACTCAGGTAATCACACGCATCCTTGAACTCAGGGTCGTGCTTGAATACCTTGACCTTTGATCCAAAGACATCAGCGATCTGATGCGATGCCTCAATACCATTGTCATCGTTGTCCATACACACGACGATAGTATCAAAGCTATCAAGCCACTCGTAGTTAGCCTTGACATCTGCGCCTGCTGAACCTGCACCGTTGCGGATAGATACTACTGGGTACTTAGACCCTAGCATTTGGAACGTAGCCAGACAGTCAGCTTCACCCTCAACTAGCGTGACGTACTTACCACCCTTGTTGAACAGTTGCTGGCCAAAGAGCTTGGCATCTCGCCACTGTCCTGTGATGTTAAACTTCTTCTCCGCTTTGCTACGTCGTTTGTATGCCACGATACCGTCATCGTTGTAATACGGAAACCAGTACTGGTGCTTGTCCTCAACGACACCGTATCTTTCGCACGTCGCTTTAGTAATACCACGACTTGCTATCGTACGGGATACGGCATCAGGTGGCGGTGTTGATAAGTCGTTA